ATAATAGTTCTTCAATAGCAGAACTTATACATACGCTTCAGTAGAATATAGTGAAAATTCTGTTCTTAAGTTCCCAAGGAGATGGAATCTCCCTCGCACAGCGGATGGCTTCTGAGGGCCACTCCGTACACGTGTTCGTTCGAGGCCACGGCGGTTCTGGAGCAGACGTGCTTGGAACAGGCTTTGTGAACCGCGTTCAAACGTGGCGGCCTAATCTCATGGATTCCGACCTGGTAGTTTGTGATAGCCCGGGATTCGGGAATTATGCCAAAGTTCTACGTGGAAATGGACGTCCGGTGTTTGCTTGCAATCGTCTAGCAGATATGGCTTTATCTCCAAGTAGACAATCAAGAATACTCTCGCTCCTCTCAATGAAAGTTCCCGGGGAAGAAATTCCACAAGACGCCGTTCCTTGCATCGTCCAAGCATGGTATAATGGTCGTTCTTGGGTACGCCCCTTTCTTGTATCCATGAATGAAGATCACTTCATGAATGGCGATGTAGGTCCCATAGTTCCTTCGATGGGTTGTCTCACCTGGGCGGCAAAGAAAGATTATCCACTTTTTGAGAATGTACTGTTCCCACTTGAGAAATTCCTCAAGAAAATATCTTGGCGCGGACCGGTGAATGTCCGATGCCGAGTATGGTTGAAAGGTACTTCAGTAGATAGTCTATTGTTAGGCTTCCAATATGACAGCACTTTTGCTCTCATAGAGGGCCTGCAGGAGCCGTTGGGAGATGCTATATTCGAAACCGCTATTGGACTTAAAAAGTCTCTGCACATCACTACTTTTGATTACATGCTTTCAGCTAGGATTTCTGTGCCCCCCTGGCCTCATGCACAGCCTAATGGAGAAATCCGCGGTATGGGCATTGGTGAGCTTTCAGATCAAGCCCTCAAACATCTGCACTTCCAAGATGCTTATTGCGAAGGTAAGTTGTTTCGTATCGCTGGGCTCACGGGGGTAGTATGCAGCGCGACAGCAGTAGGAAGGAGCATCGACGAGGTACAAGCGAGAGTTCTCCGCACCGTGCGTGGGATTCCCCTGGAGGATAAACAATACCGGACGGATATTGGTAAGGCCTCGGGAGAGAGGCTCAAGAAACTGCAAGAATATGGATATTTGAGTTGAGAATTTTCTGGTGCCCAACGAAAATCTAAAGCGCCGAGTTCCTCCGATTCCACAACCTCAACTCGGTGGTGGGCGCAGTCGATTTGATATCTTCTTGGAGAATTTTGTATCCGATATAAAGGAAGATCCTTTAGGGAATGCAGAATTGCTTTCCTCTCCAATACCGGTGGTAGGAGATGTTCTAGGAACTGCCGCGGGAGTACAGAGATTCGCTAAGGACCCAAGTGTAGAAGAGGCGCTGTTTACTGCCTTGGGGATAGCTCCTTTTGTTTCTGGGGCAATGATAAAGGACTTAGTCGGTCCTAGATTGAAACAACTTGTTAAAGAATTAAACGCCTCCGGGGACGAAGCTCGAACCATTCTTGGCCAGGACACAAAGCTAGCAACTGTCCTAACCGGCGTGGATGATGCTCAGAGTTTACGTCGAGCAGCGGATAATCCAGCCACCCCTGAACTTACTAGAGCTCGAATTAAAAGAAAGTTGAAAGAAATTGAATTAGAAGATCCTTTCACAGGAGAACTTACGAATGCTGGGGATCTTACTAGTCAAGAACTTCTAGATCTTCGTACCCAACTTCGTGGGAAAGATCGAGCGCTCCAGATGAAACGTAAAATAGTAGAGAAAGAATTTGAGCGCCTTCAGGAACTTGGGCAGAATCTTCAAGGGAAACAAAACTAATGCCTGCTGGATATCTCAAAGGTAAGCCTGACCCCGAGTTCTGGTTGCGCCAAGTCCGCTTAGGCACTGCCTTTCGTAAGAAATTCACCCACGAAGAATCCTGGTCTACTTGGAGAGACTACTACCGTGGAAACTGGCACGCAGGGGTGATTCCCTCCAATCTATACTTTCGTATGGTCCGAACGATTGTCCCACGAATATACTTCCGTAATCCGTCCGTTTCGGTTCAAGCCTCCCAGCCTGGGGTCATGCCTATGGCTTTTGCTAAAGTCCTCGAATCTGTGGACAATAAGCTTATCAAGCAAATGCGGATGAAGCAGCAGATTAAGAAAATGGTCCAGGATACTTGGATGTGGGGATCTTCTTTTGGAAAGCTCGGTTTTGGGGCTGAGTTCGTTCCTACTCCTATCCTTGGCGAAGCTACAGATCGTCCTATATCCTCAGGTGGGGAGATCTTTGAGTATAATTCTCGAGTACTCCGTCAAATGCCCTGGTTTAGTCGGGTAAAAACAGGAAACTTCGTTCTTCCTGCGAATACGGAATCTCTCGACTGTGCTCGCTGGGCAGCAGAATGGATTCGCCGTCCTATGGATGATGTTCGCTCAGATCCTACCCTCAAAAATGTAAAGAATCTCCGTGCCGGCTCTGCACATAAAACCCACATCGACCCGCCTATGTCCTCTCCTATCGAAGACGGCGAAGACATGATAGACCTTTTGGAGATTCGAGACAAAAAGCTTGGGAAAGTCTTCGTTCTTGCTCCACACATCACTGAGAAAATTCTATTCTTCGATGATGACTTCTTTCAGCAGGATGGCGGATTCAACTGGCATATGCTGGTCTTTAATGAGGACGATGACGTTGCTTGGGGAGTTCCCGATGCACATATCCTCGATCCGCAGCAACGCGAACTAAACGAAGTTCGCACCCAGCAGATGAAACATCGTCGCCTTTCCTTAGTGAAATTCCTTGTAAAGATCGGTGGCATGGACGATGAGGAAGCAGAAAAACTTGTTTCCGAAGTCGTTGGACCAGTTATCCATACTAAGGGAGATCCTGATAGTGTGGTAAAAGTTCTTACTGCCGCAGGTATTCCTAATGGGTTAATCGAAGCTGAAGCGATTATTCTCCAAGACGTGCGGGAGCAGCAAGGCTTTGGGCGTAATCAATTCGGTGAGTTCTCTGAAGGCAAATCGAAGCGCACAACTGCAACCGAAGCAGCTATCGTACGGAATGCTTCTGAGATTCGTGTAGACGAACGCAGAGATATGACCGCTGATATGCTAACGGATGTTATAGATTCGATGCATACAGTTATCTTTCAACATTGGACTGGTGAGGAAGTGATTAACGTAGCAGGTCCACAAGGAGCTCCTTTATGGGTGCGTTTCAGGCCTGAGATTCTCAAGCAAGGGAGCTATGAAATTAAGATTGACCCAGATACTTCTATCCCACAAACAAAGGAATTGCGTGAAGCTAAGGCGTTGACGTTGTATCAGCAGTTGAAAACCAATCCTTTGATAGATCCTTTAAGGTTGACCCAGTATCTCTTGAATGAAATGGAAGGAGTGCAGTTCTCGTCCATGCTTCGAGGAGATTTGCAAGGACAAGGAACACAGCAGAGACCATTGGATGTAGGTCAATTGGGAAGTCTCCTTGGGCAAGCTCCTCAGGTGGCGGGGCTTCTCGCTGGGCCGCAAAGTGCGCCGGTGGCGGAACAATAATAGGAACCTCCTGATGCCTTTTTATGATCTCCGATGTGACGAGTGCAAGGAAGAGCATATCGATGTGTTCTTGAAAATTGCTGATCTCGAGAACATTCCCTGCAAAGATTGCTCCGCTCCCATGCGAGTGCTCATTCGGCCTCCAGGGTTGTCCATCTTCAAATCACAATGGTTCGAGCATATTGACAACGACCCACAGTATGTGACAAGCAAGAAGCAACTCCGCAAGATCTGTGCAAAGAATGATCTCACATGTTACTATAGTATAGATGGGGAACGCGGTCCTCATGTAACGGAAGTCTAAATAGACTACAGGAGAAAGTGATGCCAAATCCGAGATTAACTGTTGAATTCCTTCCGAATGGTTCCAGTACGGTGAAGTTCTCTTCTATCGATGGAATCACTCCGGGAAAGGTAGCTCGAGCAGCAATGCAAGCAAGAAAGGAACTCGTGCGCTTGTGCGCGTTGGCTGGAGTAGAAATGCGAAGGAAGCGTACAGAGGAAGCGGCGGAGCAAGCAAGACTTATTGAAGAAGCCCGAGAAGTGGCAGAGGCGAGAAGTCCTTCTGAAGAAGAAGTTCCTGAAGTTGAAGACGAAGAAGTTCCTGAAGTTGAAGACGAAGAAGTTTAATCTCTAATCTCTTCTAGCACACATGAGGTGTGAAATGAATAAACCTAAGACAGAAGATGAACTCAAGAAGGCGGCTGAAGAAGCTGTAGAAAAGTCCGGTAAGGATATGGTAGCTCTCCAATCTGCCGTGAAGACCCAAACAGAGGAGAATGCGAAGCTCCTAAAAGGAATGCAGGCTCTTGCTGGTGTAGTGAAGTCTCAGAAAGATGCCATCGAATCTATGCAAGGCTCTTTCCAGAAACTCTCTGATGAGCAAGGCACACAACGGAAGACTCCTGCCTCCGGTAATGACCAGGATGTAGAAGCTCTTTCGAGGAAGGAATTCTTACACGATGTAATTCTTCCTGAATTGGGAACCATGCTTGATACGAAACTCAAGACTGTTTCCGACCGACTAGAAAGCGTTTCCTCCGAATTCGAGACCAAAGCCGTGAGGGATGAAGTCTCTTCTATTCGAGGAAATCGCCCTGATTTTGACCACTGGAAGCAAGAGGTTGCCAAAGAACTCCGGGGCAATCCAAATCTTTCAGTAGAGGATGCTTATCTTCTTGCACGAACCCGAGATCCAGACAAGTCCAAGAAGGTAGATGAGGAAATAGCTACGAAGCAAAAGGAAGAGGCAGAACGAAGTGCTGCTGAGCAAGGAAGCAACTTTGGCGGAATGCGCCCCTCGGGGGGTGGTGAAGTCGAAGAACGTACTGATATGGAACCTGATGAGGCCGCCGACGCAGCGTGGGACGAAGTTGAGGATGCCCTGGGCGGGCGAGAGGAAATGCAAAAGGCTCTAGGGATAGACACTATATAGATAGATGGAATCTATCAATCACTTCTAAAGGTGAAATCCAATGGCAGCAGTACCTGCTAATTTAACTGAAACACTCGACAACCTATACTCCAGTACCTGGCGGCATCGGTTGCAGGTGATTCAGGACAATATCTTCGACTCGGTTCCGTTCTGGTTCTTCATGCGGGACAAGGGGCGGTTGCAAACCACCTCAGGTGGTCGAGATATCGCTGAGCCGATCCAGCACGCCAAGAGTGACCAGATCTTCTGGCTCACGAAAGGCGGTACGGTTTCGCTGAACGACTTCGAGTTCATCACTACCTCTAAGTGGTCGTGGAGATATCAAGTCGGTTCCATCGTGCGATTCTTCGTCGATGATCAGCAGAATCGAGGAAAGGCTCTAATCGTCAACTTCATGAACGCTAAACTGGCGAATCTGCAAAGTGCTCTTGCAGACGACCTCGAGCAGCGTCTCTTTGAAGGTGACAACTCAGCTACCAATAAGATCTCTGGCCTTCAGCATCTGGTGGCCGACGATCCAACAGCCGCTGTAACTGTCGGTGGCATCACGCAGAATGACAATACCTTCTGGAGAAACCAGTTCTCCGACGAAGCTAGCAATAGCTTTGCCACGTTAGGCGTGTCTGCAATGCGTACGATGTTCCATGACACGTCACAGAATCTGGGCAATTCCAAGCCGGATATTATTGTCTCTGGGCAAACTCCCTATGAGCGGTACGAGGATTTCGTTCTCGATTCGCACTATAGGACTCAGAACAATAAGCTGGCTGATGCTGGATTCGACAACCAGAGCTTCAAGGGCGTTCCAATGATTTGGTCGCCGCAGTGTGCGAACACTCGGATGTACTTCCTGAACACTCGTCATCTGACGTTCAGGTACGATCCGATTGCGTTCTTCGACATGACGGAATGGAAGCACATTCCTGAGCAAGTCAAGGACCGCGCTGCACAGATCATTACTGCCTGTGCTTTCACTACAAGTCGACGCCTCACTCAGGGCGTGCTTTTCGGTCTGGATACGGCGTAAGCCCCGGCCGGTGTCGTGGGGAGGGATTGGATGCCCTCCCTACTTTATTTGGTAACTTCATAGAGGAATGCGAAAATGCCAAGTGGTATGAAAAAGATCTTCGTAACGAAACTCACGGATGTAAAGACAACGGATGTTGAGGGCCTCGGTACTATTCGTTTCGAGGGAAATAAGGTCTACAAGTGGGTTCAGTATAACGAAGAAGCCGCTGCGGTGGATGGTGTGGCTGGAGAAGTAGCATACTATGATGCGATCGACGGTTACAAACTTCATCAGGTGACTTCCGATCTTACTGCATCTTCTTCGATCGGTGCCGGAGTGCTTCAGGCTATTATGTCAGAAGCTGAATACGGTTGGATTCAGATTAAGGGCTTCGCTACCTTGAGCATCGCGCTTACTGTAGCTACGGACGATTCTCCGTATACTCCAACAGGTAGTGGTGATGGTACTTTGGATATCAACGTCGCTACTGCAGCGAATGCTCATATCTGTGCCTGGACCGGAGACGCTTCGGATAAGGAAATCATCTGTGACTTTCCATTCTAAGGAAGTTTCTAAAGGATTTACCTCCAAGGGGCACGGATGCCCCCTTCTATTGACCAACCTTTGGTCAAAAGGATAAACCTCTAATGTCCTTTACGAATCAAATCCTTCAAGACGAAGTCCATGCGGCGCTCGCAACTCGTGATGATTTAACCGTTGTCGCTGGCTCTCGTATTGAACGTTGGCTAAATATCGCTCAGGTGAAAATCACTCGAGAGAGCCTCTGGGAAGAACTTGAAACTCCTGATGCAGAATTAACTCTCCCCGCAGACGCTACTAGCTTAGCTTATCCTGCGAATTTCCGTTACCAGTTGAGTATGGTTCTCAAAGATGGCGATAGTACAACTAGGTTGCATTGGCTAACTCCTACAGAATTCGACAAACGCTTTCCAAGAATTCATGATTCTACTGCGACGCTAACAAAGAGTTCTCCAAACTTCTTCAATAATTGGGGAAAATTCTGGGCTTTTTGGCCAGTTCCAGATATAGAATACAAGATCAATATCAAGCGCGGCTCTTGGCCCATACCACTAACTACGCTTGCCCAGACTACGGAGTTAGAAGAAAAGGATGATTTGCTAATAGTCCTTGCAACAGCAGATCTAATGGATTCTCTTGGAATGCTAGATAAGGCTGTAAAGAAGTATCAAGTCTTTGGTGCTCTTCTTGCTCGAGCAAAAGAGGAAGAGAAGATAAAACCTGGTAGAGATATAGTACCCGTATTTGAAGCAGGAGTATCAATAGGAGACTATTGGTTAGATCCCTTTGTGCGAGGAGTTCACTAAATGGCACATACACAAGTTTGGGATTCGGCTTACGAGAATATCCCTGCCGATAACGATCAAGCATCCGAAGGTGCTTTGCGGATACGAAATCTCAAACGAGATACTCGTGAGCGGGCTGAGGTAGATCACGATTGGGATGATACTACGGATGCAGGAAAGCATACGCAGATTACTTTTGTAGATCCTCTCGGAGCAGATCCTGCAGATGTTGCCGATGAGGGGATGCTCTATACTAAAGACGTATCCACAAAAGCTGAATTGTTTTGGAAAGATGAGGATGGGAATGTTCTACAACTTTCCGCTGCGGGCGCTGTTTTCGGTGTTCAGCCATTAGATGCTGAGTTGACTGCAATAGCAGCGCTCGTAAGTGCAGCAGATAAACTTGCTTATTTCACAGGTTCGGGTACTGCAGCGCTTACTGCATTCACTGTTGCTGGTCGTGCGCTCGTTGATGATGCTGATGCAGCTGCGCAACGTACTACTCTCGGGCTCGGCGCATTAGCAGTCCTAGCCACCGTTGACACTGCTGAAATAGCTGCTGCTGCCGTAGAGAGAGCAAAGATCACAACTGCCACCGCTAGTACAGCTGGGGCTTCAAACACTAATACGAAGGTTGATGTTACCCTGAATGCTTATTCGTTCTTCCCAATGCTACATACAGGCGTAAGACAAGCGCTGATTAGTGGGCATTCGGTAGATGGCGCTTCAGCCGACAACCCCCGCCTCGCAATTTCAAATATTGGTGGTGGCGGGAACACAACTTTTGACGTAGACCACAGGTATATAAACGCATAATGTTATACTGTCGTGCTTACTTTTCTGCTGGGGCTCTTTTGCATTTTCATGTGCAGGAGACTGACATTACTTTCGAGCCGGTTGAGGATCCAATAGTAGATGAGGCTGTAGATTTCACAATCGATAACGGCGCGAACCCTTTTGTACGCGCACGCGCACTCATGAACCGATTAACGATTGTTCCCGCAACTGCTCGAGTGACATGGCGGGGACCTGCTGAGGGTGCAGTTGCTAGCGTTCGCCGGTCACCACGCGCGAGTTAAAAAGGCATAGTAATATGTCTGCAAAAAGATTTCCTGTCTTTGATATTAACTTAACTAGCTTCTCGCCTGAACAAAGAGTACAGTTGCAATCTTTGCTCAGGCAACTTGTAGTTTTACGAGAGCAGGAACTTCTTCCTAAAATCTACACGAATGCTTCTCGTCCCGCAGCAGGAATTATGGGAAAGATTATCTTTAATTCCGATGATGGCCAGTTAAATATCGACGACGGTACGAATTGGACACTTCCTGATGGAACCACAACGTAAGGACTTCTAATGCCTGGACAAGATATCCAACTTCCTGATGGCGTTACTTCTCGGTTTGTTAACCGTTTAGACGCTGGTTTGGACGTTTCAGATGATCCAGATGATTTAGATGATTCCAAGGCAAGTGATCTTCTAAACGTATTCTTCCGTCAGGGGCAGATTCGTTCAGACACCGGGTATGATAAATTTCAAGGCGTGGTGGTTGGAGCGCCTAGACGAGTCTACCGGTTTGTACTTGCTAGCCAGACTGTAGAATATCTTCTAATAACAAATGCTACCTTTTATAGGCGGATAGCTTCTGCTTGGCAGTACATTTCTAATGGAACCGACACCACCACAGATGCTATTGAACCCGCAGCGGAAACGGTTATCTCTGTTGTAGATGTTACAGGTTTCTCTGCGACAGATCGGATTGGTATCGCCTTAGATGATGGTTCTCAGCACAGGACTACGATTGCTTCTATCGATGGCGGGCTCAATGACATTACTATAGACGATGGCATCCCCGCCGGGAGACAAGCAGATAGCGGTGCAGTGGTCTTAAAAGCTGCTGTATATGTCGGAATTGATGACCGACAAATTAGTATTGTTACTGACCCTTCTAACGATTGGGTAATCTTTACTAATGGCGTTGACGTAGTTCAAAAGTACGACCCTGCCGCAGGAGGAACTGTTACAGCCCTCGGAGGGCTATCTACAGTCAATGTAGATACTTGCAGAACCCTTGCTATTTTTAACAACACCTTGTTCTTGGGTTTTGTTGTAGAGAGTGCTACGAATAAACCTCAACGTGTACGAAACTCGGACGTAGGAGGCTTTGAGATTTGGAATGCGGGCATTGCGGGGTTTTCAGATTTCTTTGATGAAGAGGATGATATAAAGCGTTTAATAATCCTCGGACCTTTTTTGATTGCTTACCGTGCGAATTCGATTCGTCGAGGGGAGTGGACAGGCGACGATACAGACCTTGTTGACTGGAATACTATGGTAACAGAGAAAGGTATAGTTTCTCATGATGCTGTAATTCCTATAGGAACTCGTCACATCTGTATGGACGAATCTGACATCTATGAATATTTCGGAGGCTTCGATGCTGATAGTATCTCAGGAGAACTCTTTGATAAACTATTCGGAGTAGGTTCAGAGGTTTCTCCTGGATTCTTTCAGCGCGTATTTGGGATTCATCTACGAGGTTTGCGAGAGATTTTTATCTTCTGGCCTAATACAAATGATGAGTTTCCTACGAAAGTTGCGAGGCTAGATCTTAATAAGAATCGGTGGTCTATTCGAGATTTTAGTATAGAACTTTCTGGTTGGGGGATATTTGAGGAGACTATCTCCAAAGCCTGGAGTGAGCTCGAAGGTGATTGGACAGCACAGTCGTTTACTTGGGGAAGTAGTATCGTACAAGCATCTGCTCCGACCATGCTTCTTGGAGGAGACGTTGCATTACAAGTATTTGAATATGATTTCTTCTCTACCACAGACGACGGCGCGGCTATTCCTTGGAATTGGGTAAGCAAAAACTTCATGATTTCTGAATTAGAAATTCGCATGGATTCGTTTTCTATTTTTGCCAAAGGGGGTGTCCTAACCATTGAGTATAGTACAGACAAAGGCGGGAGCTGGAAGAACTATGCTACGATAACTCTCACTGGAGCGTTAACAAAGTATGAGGTATACAAGCAATTTGTTTCAAGGCAAGTTACGTGGAGACTCTCGGGATCTGGTAGCGGCTTTGCAATAGATTGGTTTGGCTTTACTTTCATAATTGAAGGCGAAAGTAGATAGGATATTAGTAGGAGAATTGCTATGCCCTTGGATTTTAACAATCTAACAACTACCAAACCGGCACCTTTGAGTCAACCGTCTTCTACTGTTGGTGGGAAGAATACTTTTCCTCTTGCTAACAACGCTGATCCTGTTGATTTCCTTGGTTTAGTTGATGATCAGGCACTTAATGATTTGATCTTTGGGACTGCTCCGAGTGCTGAGTTCAAAAGTCTTACTACATTAACTCCTGAGCAGCAGACGGGATTATCTAGTGTTCTAAATCTTCTTTTTAGTTCGGGAAACCCGGAAGGTTTTGGCGGAGAGCTTACTGCTGGACTAAGCAATCTTCAACAGACTTCTCTTGAAGGGTTAGAACAGAATGCTTTAGCACTAGCTTCTGGAAGTACGCCTACTCAACAACTTGCTATTCAAGCGTTGGAGGGTTTGCTTAATCCTAATCCTACGGATTTCCAAGATTTCTTTCAATCGTCTGTAGTAGATCCGGCCCTCGCTACTTTTAATGAGCAAATCCTTCCAAGTATTGGAGCAAAGAATGCAAAGAACTTTTTCTCCTCGGGTCGGCTCACGCAAGAGGAGCTTGCTACTGAGGATTTGTTAGATTCTTTGACTGCACAAGCATCTGAATTTGCATTTGCTACTCAAGAATCTGCCCAGAACCGCACCTTACAGGCTTTGGGGCTGGTAGACACCGTTACTGGGGCTCCTATCGACCAAGCTATTAAGTTGCTAGAAGCTGGACAGATTCCTCAGCAAATCGAACAAGCTGGGCTTACTGCAGAGTATACAGAATTCTTACGAGTACAGCAGGAAAAAGCTCTTCGTATCGAACAGATCCTAGGCGCTTTGAATGTACAGGGAGTGGAGAACATCGGCATCGGCCTTGGGGGGCAGGAAGGTTTACTTGGAGGGCTTATTGGCGGTGGTGGCGGTAGTGCAATAGGCGGAGCTATTGGAGGTATTTTCTCCTCACGAGAACTCAAGGAAGATATTGTTCCTCTAAGCGATGACGAAATTCTTCAAGCACTGGAAGATATAGATCTGCACACTTGGAGATACAAGGGAGATACAACTACTCATATGGGGCCAATGGCAGAAGATTTCCAGGAAACCTTCAAAGTCGGCGATGGCAAGACTATCCATTTAGCCGATGTAATGGGTATTACTTTAGCGTCGAATAAAGCATTAGCAAGAAAAATCGATGCTCTGATGGAAGCGGCGTAGGCGGGCTAGTCAGCACGGCGCAGTAGTAGGAGAAACCTCTCATGGCTTCAATTATTAATCTCCCTAGAGATGAACGCTTCGGTAATATCGGTGCCGGGATAGGCGCTGGACTTCAGGCATTCTTTGATGAAAGAAAAAAGAAAGAAAGAGCAAGACTTTTTAAGGAAGCTCTTGAGGAGCTTACAACTCAACCTGAAATTGCTCCTCGAGGACTTGGGGAGGACGAGGATATTGCAGAGGAAGAGCCTACTCCAGAACAAGTTGCTAGCGGATTGGAGCAGGTTCCAACAGGAAAACGACTTCCCCGTGAAGGAGATGACCTTCCCCCAATTTCAGAGATTTTAAGTGCCTTTGGAGAGTTTCTTGAACCAGGAGATATAGCAGGTATTATTCTCAGCACTAAACTTCAGAAGTTAAATAAAACTCCTCCGTTGACTCCAGCGCAAGTTCGAGAAACTGCAAAGGCTAGACGTGCGGGTACACTAGAAGCGGATAGTGAGGGAATTCAAAAATTAGAAGCTGCAAGAGCGGCAGCCGAAGCAAAGGGAAATTCTCGCCGTGCTAGTATGCTTGAAAGGCAGATTGAAAAGCTTAGTGGCAAGTCTCTAAAGACTATCGGAAAGGAGGCAGAAGTAAAGAAAGCTGGTTCATTAAAAGCTAGGCGGGAAAGCATCCAAGGAATTTTGGATTCGTTGGGGAGAGAATCCTCAGCGGATATAGCTTCGGTAGATAATCTTTTCTCTGGTACGGATAAGGCTAGTAAGGATGCGGTTTTAGCGACAAATCTCTTTATTCAAGCAAGAGCTCTTACTAGTGCTGGAGAATCGAGCCTAGCAAATAGTTTGATTACTCAAGCTAACTTTCTAGTAGATAATAGTCCGGAGATTCTTCGCTCAAAGGATTTGAATAAGCCCATCTCTACGGCTCTCGCAGCGGAACTTGGAGTTCCTGCAGGAACAACTCTCGGAGAAGTAAAGAATTTAACTCCGCGATCTCCAGAAGATGTTACTAGGGCCACTTCCGAAGCTGGTGAGATAGGAAGGAAGATAGTTAAGGCTCGTGCAGATCTTGGCTTTATTGATGAAGCTAGAGTTACGCTAAACGGGTTGCGGGAGAAACTTAAAACTGACCCGGGCTTAGTTGGCGTACGCGGTAGCCTACGTGCAACGGGTAAGACCGTCGTTGGTGTATTATCTGATTTAGGTCTTGAGGGTATTGTAGACTCTGCTAAGGAAATAGTTGGGATGGCTTCTGGTGATGAGGCTAATGAAGTTGGGGGCCTTCTATCCGATCCTACTCTCTCCGTTCTAGATATTATCGAAAATAGCGTTGGGCTTATCTTGGCTAGATTGCAGACTCCTGAAGGACGTGTTCCTGTTGAGGTTATTAAACGAGCTCTTGCTATAGTTAAACTTCGTGGGCTTAGATCGTCTGAACAGGTTATAGATAGGCTTGGCCTTATAGATAATTTGCTTAGTGAACGAGAAGCAAATATCCGAAATCAGTTTGGTATGCTTGCTGAAGAAGATCAAGCGGCACAAGATGATATCCTTTTAGGTGATAATGGAGAGCCTCTTCGTGAATTTGCAATAAGGAATGGCCGCCTTGTGGAGATTACTAATGAGTAAAATTCTAGTAAAAGGTCTTGGTGTCGTTGAGATTGCGGGGGAAGTTCCAACGGAGGAAGAAGAATTTCTAATAGCGGAACAACTGCAAGAAGCTTCTCGTATTGGCACCGCAGATAGGCCAGGTGAAGCTAGAGCTATTACAAAAGAAGAATTTGGAAAGGCTTCAAGAAGAGAATCTATAGAAGATCTGCCAGCAATTTTAGAATTCCTTGCAGAAATGGCTCCTGCTACTTCTCTAAGTGCGGCGGGAGGTTCTTTAGGACTTCCTGCTGGTCCTGTAGGAGTTGGTGTTGGTGCGGGAATTGGAGGACTTTTAGGAGAAATTCTTGGACAGGAATCTGGGATTTCTCCTGAAAATGAATTGGCAAAGCCTTTTGCGGCGCTTAGTCCTATTGGAGGTACAGCCGTTGGGGGAGGTTTGAAGCTTGGTAGGCGTCTTCTTGGCGGTAGTTTGACTACGATACCTCCAGCAAGGGCGGCTTTGGGAAGATTAGCTGAGCGTGAAGCGGTAGAGGATTTTGAGAGTTTGGGTTCAAAGGTTATCGCAAAACAAACGGGTTTGATGAGTAGGCCCTCTTCGGTGCTTTATCAGTCAGCTCGGCGAACAGGGGCTGTTGTCCCTGGGAAGGAATTAAAAAATACCAGTGCTGCATTAGCACAACTCGATGATGAATTAAAGATAATTGCAGATTTTCCTGAAGGAAAACAAGCGATTGATCTAATTGATAGGACAATAGCTGCGCTTGGGGGGCAGGAACCCATTTCGTTTGATACTTTTATCAAAACAAGACAACTAGTAGGGGCTGCTCTTGATCGAGCGGAGCGCGCCTCCGGTGTTCGCTTAGGCTCTGCGAAAAGATTATTCAAAGCGATGAGCGATGATATAGATACTATCGCTAAGGGTACTACGAAAGCTCGACGTCCGGCCAAGATAGCACAAACAGCTGCGAAACGAGCAAAGTTGGAATTCTCTGTAAAAGACATGGATGCTGCCGTTGCTAGGTTTACTAAAGATGTTCCTGGGGATGAAACCGCCGCACAACTTAATGTAGTAGGTTTGCAGAAGTGGTTTCGAGATGTGACAAATCCAAAGAGTGTGAAGTTTGATAAGAACTTTTCCGAATCACTACGAAAAGAAGTTCCCGCTGTACGGAAACACCTAAGCGATTTAGCGAAACTTGCAGAAGATACAAATCCTGCGGGGCGTGGGTCGATAGTTGTTCGTGGTATTGGTGCTAAGACTGGACGAACTATTATTGGAGGTATGATAGGCTTTGGTGTTGCCGGCCCCCTTGGCGGGGGCGTTGGAGCTTTGGCAGGTGCATCCTTGCCTGAAATGGTAACAGCTTTACTTATGTCTCCGCAGGGAGCGCGAATGTTAAAGCGTGCTGTGCGCTTGGGGAAAGGAGATATTCCAGCGCAACGATGGGCCTTCCTTGGACAACTTGTAAACCAAGTAGCAGGAGCAGAAGTAAATGATTCTGCTGGGGGGATTAAAACGCTTGGAAACTTGCAAAGACGAGCTGTGGAAGATATAGGACAGAGCTTCTAAAAGCCGGCAAGAACATATCGAAGAAGTCGTCCACAAGCCCATAGGAGTATTGCAGGGATAAGTATAACGAGAAAGAATAATACCCACCCTCCTGGATGTTCTTGGGCTACTAATCCTCCAATAATAAGATATATAATAGCAAGCGTTGAGGCTATCCAAGAAAGAATCTTGCCTAACCTAGCTAGAATTCCTACATCTTCATAGGTATTATAGATCTTTTCCATTAGTTGATATCCTAGTATCTACCTACAATATACTGTTCCGTCGCTGTAGGTAATACAATATTCTGCAGTGCCATCAGGACGGAAGATTAGAACTTCTTCCTGCCCGTAGGCAAACACCTTAGAAACTCCAAATAAGATGATTCCGAATATAAGAATAATAATAGCACTAGCAAACCAGTTCTCTAACCTTAACATTTTACTCTCCTTTTGACCAACCTTTGGTCAGTAGGGCTGTCCAGCCCAAATACTACTCCCCTACATACGTATAGTAGACATCGTTCTCTCGAGGGTTTATCTCTAATTTCACCACCTTCATCTGATGCAACAAATCCTCGATGATTTTCATTGTTCCTGAATCGATATCTCTGTAGAAAGTTTTCAGCAAAGTACTTCGTTTTACCTTCCTTCCTTTCCGTTCCTTCAAATAGACTAGTACCTGCTCAGTAGCCTGGGCGTATTGGCTCTTTCCCATTCCTCCGAAAGCTTTGCCCATTCGTAGTTCAGCCTTTTGCATATATTCTAGCGCCCGTTCAAAATCTCGCAACTGGACTATTCTCTCGGAAGTTCTGCTCGCAGTGAGGACCATTGACAACTTCTTCGCATGTGTCGCTCGACGTTCAACATAACCTGCAAATCGTGGGTCTGTGATAGGGGATTCACCGTTTCGAATTCGTTTATCCTGGTCAGAGTACCAAGATATATACCGGGCGGCAGCGTCTGCTGCGAATGTAAAAGCTCCAGACATGTTATAGATTCGCTGGAGGTCTCTAACGAGAGCAGCGCGAAGGGCTTTTTCTGCTTTTGATAAGGTATGCGAAGGGACAGTTTTTGCCTTATCCTCTTCCACAATAAAAATAATCCTTGATGTAAATCCACCACCGATGGCCTCCTGTGGGAGCATGATTGGAATCCAATCAGGAGCAGTCCCTCCTAGTAGATTGAAACATACCCCTTGGATCTTGTCTACTCCAGCATTTTTCGTTTCATAGGTCCACTCATCACGGCTATCATACCAATTAGTTAATGTGGCTAGAAATTCTATATTGTTCTTTTTCAAGAATACAGACAATTCTTCTGAAAAACACGTAACCGAGCAATGGAACATTATATTCTTTGTATCAGTATCTGTAAAGGTAGATACCGCAGTAGCCATTCGGCGAATCAACTGTGCTCGTGTCACATCTTCAGGAATTACTGTAACTCCTGTGACCTCTTTTAGAATTTCCAACCCTAAAGTCATAGCTGTACCTTTCTTGCATCGCCCAGAAGGTCCTACAAGAACGATATAAAGATTGGCGTAAAGCGTTTCGTGTCCCCATAGCAACCTTACTTTTCGTTGTAAAGCTCCTGAGATACATGATATTGCGGTCCATACATGGTAGCTAATGGGTGGTTCCGAGTTCTCCGCGAATTTCAGATACGCTTTTATCCAGTCCTCCAGCTCGCGATCCGAGCTCGTTGTCATAGATTACTTTCTCCAAATTTCGTCGCATAGTTTCTTTATTCTCACTAAGGGGAACCTTGAACATATCTCCCCAGTTGTTTCCGATTTTTAAGTCAGTTTCGATTTGGAAAGACCGCCCTTCATATTCCATAGTTGGTTTTAAGTTCTGGGCGACGACGATACAAGCTTCGGCCATATCATCTAAGTCGGCGATAGGATATTGAGTGAGTACAGAATCGTGTACTTGAATTAGTTGTTCGAGTTTCTTTAGACAGGAATATTCTCGAAGCTTTTGTTTCTTATAGATTCCAAGGATTCCTCCTGAGTAGCCGAAGCCATTGAGGATGTCTCCGACGGTGGCTTGAGGAAGGTAAGAGTAAGCTTGTTTGAAAAGATCGTGCCCCCACTTCCCAAGAAATCGGTACTTCCTTCCAAATGGATTGATGAGAGTTCTATCCTTACTGAGCTTATGCTTAATTCCTTCGTAAGCTTGGCGTATGCCCGGGTATATCGAGTGATATCCTTCGATAACTCGTTTAGCGTCCCGCTCCAGCATATCGTTGATGAGTGCAAATGTTCTGAATCTTTCATCATAGTCAAGTCCATGGTTGGATTTCTTTCCGCACTGTCTCAAAGACATATTGCGAATGAAATAAGGAAGGGCCAATACTTCTGGAAGATGATGCTTCCGAAGTTCCTCAATCTCAAAAGGATTTGTCATATGTCCGATAAGTTCGTCATCTGCTTGAATAAGTTGGGGTTCGCAGTTGAATATCATCGAAGCTGTGTGGACGTGAATATCTTTTCCACTCTCCACCGCTTGAATCATATTCGCATCGTTGAATAAGTAGGCAGCCGCTACCCATTCGGCTTGTCTCTTGTCGAATTCCATGAATAGGAATCCTGGATCGGCGAGGAGAAATTTCTTGAACTGCGCAGGAAGATTCTGCATGTTCATTCCAGTTCCCCAGGCAGTCTTACCTGTGGAGAGTCGAGAGAATCTAGTACCCCGCGGTTTGATAGAACATCGCATTCTGGAATCTTTGTCAAACTCAATTTCCAAGTAGGTGGATTTGAGTTTTCCTAGGCCACGAATTTCTTGTACTAGTCTGGCTTCGGGAATAGGCTTCCGAGCAACAGTACCCTTAGCTAGGCGTTGCAATGCGATGTCATCACATGTAGGAGCTTTGGTTTTAGGATTAAGGTAGGGGGTGATTCCTTTCTCGAGGTAGAAGTACTGAATGCACTGCTTCGGTGAGTCCACGTTCAGCTCATGCCCGCACATAGCATCGAGCTTCTCCTGCGCAGCATCCCGTTGAGATGTGACTTCTACTAGTACGTCCTTGAGGTCATCCTGGTTTACGAGAATCCCTCGAGTCATCATATACATCAAGGGCTTGTGAAGTTCGACGTAGAAATTGTATAGATCTCGATAGCCGGTAGAGTTAAGTTCTTCCCAGAGAATATCTGAGATTTGCTTCGTTCCGGCTGAGTCCATACAGTTGTATTCAGCAAGACGGGTGAGGTCAGGCGCAGGCATTGTGGGGATGCTCCTATGCTCTAATTATCGTGAGCTTCTCTGCTGCTCTAGTAATTGCAGTATACAACCAGCGTTTCCTCTGTCCTCTATCCCATCGCAAAAATCCGTCGTCCAACAATAGCACGTCGTCCCATTGGCTCCCTTGAGATTTATGCACGGTAAGGACGTATCCATAGTCGAACTCATCATACAATGCTCGCTGGTTGTATGGAAGTTCTTGAACTGCCTTGTAATTCGAGAAACATTCTTTTAGAATACGAATGCTTTTTAGTTCCGTCCCTAACTCTGTACGAATATTCAATTTGATCTCTTCGCCATTTTCCTTGGCATCGCTAAGAGTTTGCACAATCAATCCGTTGAATAGCCCGAACCTTCTATTGTTTCGCAAACACACAAGGCGTTCGTTCGTAATAGGAAATGGTCCTGGACAGTCGTAATGTTCTCGAACAATCTTGTTTCCACGATTGCGTACTTTGTTTGTCCCTGTAATAGCTTGTTCGCAGTTTAGGAGAATATCTTCCTTGTCTCCATCACCAAGCATAGGATAGACTAGCAAGCCTTCCTCGTCTGTACGTTTGAGAGTCTTTCCCTGCCGCACTTCTGTAGCTACTCGTAGTATGGGCGAATCCAAAGCTTGCCGGTGTACTTCCTCCAGCATGATATCAGGAGTTTTGCCGGTAAAGAAGGCGGTGCCCTTAATCGGTGGAAGTTGCCCCGGGTCTCCGAGTACAAGAATAGGAGTCTCGAATGATAACAGGTCTGCTCCCATCTCCTTGCCAACCATCGAACACTCGTCGAGGACTAGAAGCTTAGCGTAGGACAGCTCACAATCTGGGTTCAACGCGAATGTGGTTTTCCCTTCCTTATCGACCTGAGGAATGTAGCATAGTGAGTGAACGGTTTGGGCAGCAACTCCTTGCTTACGCATCTGCATTGCAGCTTTGCCAGTATAGGCAGCGTAGCAAACTTTCCCAGATATGTAGTCTCGAAATATTCCCACAAGAGTAGTTTTGCCGGTACCGGCATATCCTGCGAGATAGAAGAAAGGCTTATTAAGCTTGTGGGCATTTCTCTTCTCCTCGTGGCATTGCTTGTACCAGGAACGAATAGATTGTAGCGCGGCGTCTTGTGTGGGTGTGAGCGAAAGTGGGTGTTCCATAGAGCCTCCTAAGGAGCGGAGTAATTGAGGGTAAACGTGTAATCTTCCGTCAACACTAATAACGGTATATCAGGAGAGTAATAGTTTTTCTCTTGAATATAGTCTTGAATTTGATTTTTGGTATGCTTCTCTGGCCCGTCTGGTGGTCCGTCATCCCTAAACCAATCCACCTGTCTCCAAGAAACAATCTTGCCTCCAAAGCAGAATTGTCCGTCTTCGGGAGGAATCTCAAATACTCTAATTAACATTACGCCTCCTCCTTACTCGTATTAAACTTAACTATATCTTTCCAGTAGGGCATGTTCGTATAGACTCCTCCAAGAAAACCTAATCCTTTGGAAAAGTCGGGATACATCAAACTCGACATTATCATCGTGTCTTTTATATACCCGTCGTATACAATCCCCATGTTAAGGGCAAGCAGTTCTAAATCGTGAATCAGATTCTGCCCAATCAATCCTACCTTGGGGTTCTCAATAATCTTTGCGATGTAACTCCATAAGATGACTTCCTCATCTTCTGTCCATTTCTTATTAAAGAAATCAATAGCCACAGCGGAATCGATTTGGTCGGTGAAAGAAATGCAGGTAATTTCATAGTTCATACTCTCTGTGTCAACAGAAACTTCAGGAATTTCATTAAAGTACTTGAGCCACTCTATTGCAGATCCCAAAGTTTCAGGAACAATCGCCTCAACGGGGTCCCAAACCACCTCAGCTGTTTCCGAATGTAGCCGCGCTTTGTGAAGATCATGCGAGATATAATACCGGTGGATGTAATTCGCAGGAGCGTAGAGAGTTTCTGCCGGGTGTATGGTTGGTAGAGCTTTGCGGGACGTTCCTTCCGGTATTGCGGGGCCGGAAGCTTCATAAATATATCCTCGGTAGGTCATTATCTTATGAGCGGGCGGACCGATAATAGCTGCGGTCGCAGACTTGCCCATAGGAACTAGAATATTTGCACCGATTCCTTGAAGTTCCTCACGCAGGAGATCTACCCAAGGCTGTCCCTTTTCGGTGAACCTTCCAGTGCGTTCGTTGAAATACGAGGAAATGTCGTTTTTCTTCTTGTAAGTATCTGGAGGTTTTTCTTTGATTACGTTTGTAAGATACAACTGGCCTTTGATTAGTCCAGCGTCGTGGCAAATCTCCTCAAGCACCCTTCCAGCTTGACCAACGAAAGGCTTTCCTGTGCGAGCTTCCTCACGGCCAGGAGCTTCCCCGATGATAGCAATCTTAGCATCTATAGGCCCAGCAGGACCTACTTCAAACCTTGCGGTTGTGGGTATACTGAGAAAGGGCATGACTCTGTGGGTTTACTAGGAAAATAGGTACGTGATAATCTATAGCTACTTCAATCTCGTAAGCTATTCCCTTAGATTCTTCCCAACCTCCTATAGTTAAAATCCACATTTCAGAACTTCGAGTAAGCATTGCTCGATTGAAATCACTCCAGAACTCGAATGTTGTAGATCCGGCGCCGAGCAAATGAACTGGATGAGTATACACGATAGGAGAATAGATGTTTTTCTTCTTAAGCAAGGCTCGAGTGAGAAAAGCTTTCACCTCAGCATAGCGTTCATATCTAACAACGGAATCATAATGAGAATATGGTGATGCTAGAAATATTAGCTTCCCTGTTGCGGTGATTACTTCCTTAGGATCGTCGGAAGGCATTATGGTGGCCCCGGAGGAATGGGCGGTCCCGGAGGAACGTCTTCTAGAATCTTCTTGAAAGCCTTTCCTGCTGAGCGGCTTTCTATCATTTCAATATCCCGCATAGGAATATCTACATCTGCAACCCAGTTGGGAATATCTCCCTCGAAATATCGAAGAACGATACTATTCTGCTTATTGTCAGGGTCGTGATAGATTAGAATCACTTCATCTGGAATCGTGAATTTTCGGCGTGGCATTGTATTGTTCCTCAGTCATACATAAAACGAAATGGCCGGTCATAGGAGATATGCGAGCATCATAGACATGGGCGAGTTGCTGGCAAGTTTGAACACGAAGAATCTTTTCTACTAATGGAGTAGAAGCACAAGCCCAAAGGGAACATACTACTATGAGATACATTGATAATTACTTCCAATACCCCTTAGAAGTTAGTACCTTCTCTGGATCTATCATTACACAGCCTTGTCTGCGGTGGCAAGAAAGGGTCTTTTCAGTAAAAGGTTTATATGGAGGCGCTAAATCCAATGGAATAGGCATTCGTTTGACAACCTCAGCATCTTCCAAGCACCAGCATTCCTTTATTCCTAAATCGTTGTTTCCGTTGTAAAAATTATCTCTACAACCGATGCAGAGTAGAAGTTTCTGTGCTTTAGTCATTAGATTTCTCCTGTTATTTCTCCGCTTCTGCTATTTGCTTTTCCATGTCATCTTCTACCGCAATTAGAAAGCGGTCCTTGTTCTTGCTGTTCAAATCCCAACCTAAACCCATCATGTTCTCTAAATATGCTGTCCTCAGGACTGCACCTGAGCCTAGGAAGGGAGAACACATTACCGAACCAGGAAATGCAAAGGTATGTAATATTTCCTGATACAGCGCGAGAGGCTTCTGAGTGGGATGATACTTCTTGGAAGGCAATTCAGGTTTATAGGAAAATACGTTGGTGCGTCCTTCCTTAGCAAGCAGTGGCAGTCCCTTGCGGCATACAAAGAAGAATTCTGTAGCCCTTGCTAGATACCGCTCCGGAGATCCGGTTTGCCCGGAACCTTCAGATTCTTCTTCCCCCTTTACCCATATTGCTGGGATGTGGTCCACATGCCAGGAGGCGGCGGTCAGTGCGGAGATTACTTGCGTCGTCCAGGTAGGACCATACCAGAAAATCATCCAGCAGTTCTCATTTGCGATGGAATAAAGCAGGGGAGTTAGCTTAGCTAAGAAACTTTCGTATTCGTTCTCGGGAACTTCCTCGTATTTATCAAGCGTTGAAGCTGCGGCACGGTTAGTACGCTTCTTTACTTCTTGTAAAGAAATCCCAAATGGAGGATCGCACTCGATGAATCTAATAGGGGATTCCTGCTCGGTGTAGATTTTCGCTAGGTCTTTTAACTCATCTAGTGCATTGCCGATACGAAAGTTCCCCTCCGCCGCAGCGATTCGTGTTGCACGGAAACGGGTTTGCGTAAGCTTGCGTTTCTCATGCTCGCTATCGGCGAAGGAGAGTGATTCTTGAAATTCTTCTTCGGAAGTAAGAGTATGCGTAGCAAGGACTTCAGCTTGCTCCTTACGAAGTTGCTTCACTAGGATAGCTTCTTCAATTTTCTTGAGCATATTGAAAGCTTCTTTCTCACTCTTGCATAGGGCAATGTCTGGGATAAGGTTCATCCCTTCTGCAAGGGCAAGTGTTCGCTGGACGCTCCCATGACTCCTTGATAATAATTCCGCAGTCTTTCTCCCGCTCCACCCTTGCCCAACACCGGCAGATCTTACACCAAACTTGATAGTGTAGAGGCTGTCTATCTCCTTGGTCAGCTTCGTTCGTTCCTGCCATGTTAAATCCTCTCGTTGGACATTTTCGAGAAGTTCTATTTCTCTAGAATCGATCTCATCTACAAAGTCTCGAATCAACGCAGGAATAACTTCTAAACCCGCTACCTTCGCCGCAGCGAGGCGTCTACCCCCAGCTTGTAGGCGTAGATTCTTATCTAAAGTAATAGGCTGGATAACGCCCTTTTCCTTGATAGACTCAACCAGATCTTCGATTTCATACTTCTCTCGGAAGCGATCTCCGATAATAATGTCAGTTATAGAAACGAATAGCAATTCCGCAGGAGGCGGAGCAGGCTCTTCCTTTTCTTGTGCTTCTTGCTCTTGCTTTAGAAGCCTAGCTAGATGCTTTTCTTCATCCTTTCTTTGCTTTCGAGACTTTCTCTTCTCGCTTTTTTCTGGAGAGTTTTCCATCTTTATAGCCTTGCTCCCAAGCGTCTGCATTTGGTAGAGTTCCTTTTATTGGTGAATAAGGATTCTTGGTAGAATTTCCTAGGGGGCTTCCCGAAGAAATTGCGGCCACAAACCCTTCATGATATGGTTGATAGAATAATGTCCTATCTTTTAAGGATGCGAAAAGTTCCTTGCTTAGCTCTTGTGGGATGCTATAGCTATTTCTATTCGTCGTCGGAACCGTATCGTTCGATGAGAGCGGCTCGGTCTTCTTCCGATAGAGTTGCGAGAAGCTTCCTGACTGCAGAAGTACTTTTCTTCCGCGCCTGGCGCTTTCTCTTTTCCAAAGCGGGCTTATGTACATACTTGTTCCGTCTGATGTCTCGAATTTTCTCTAATTGCTCTTCGGGGTTCATGGAGGAGAAAGAGCGTACTAATTCTTCGAGTGTAGCCATTAGTTGAAGCCTTCAATGAACTGTTCGGCTTTTCGAATAGATGAACACGAGAATATCCCGAGCATTCCCAATTTTTCGCCAATTCCACTAGTTTCTTCATGCTTGTTCAAGTCACTCAGCATCGAAATTACTGCTTCTTCAGGATTACCTCGCTTTAAGTATTCTCGAGCACGAACCTTGCACCATTCCAAATGTTCTTCTCTGTTCATCAATCTTCTTCCTCCGAATATCGTGAATGGGAAGGTAACAACCGCTCGTCGTACTGCACCACTGCGGTGTCTCGTAACAGCGCTTCGAGGACAATTAAACTCTTCGGGCTTTTCAATTCGCGGACGAGCATTCTGAGGAGACCACGAACTACCTCGGATTTAGTTCCTCGAGGAAGGAGTGAGTTCACTTCATCATTGAGCGATTTAGGAACTTCGACGTTAAGTCTAATGTCCTCTCCAGAATACTCGATTGGCATGAGCAGGGGCTCCTATTCTCCTAAAAGGTGAGCACGTCCCTGTGCTCGATGCGACGGGCGCCGCAATGCTAACTGTTAAGAACCGGACGGGACTCGAACCCGCTTCATTAGATTGAAAGTCTAATCGCTCACCAGTTTGCGTTCCGGTTCGATTTTATTTCGCTTTGGCCTTCCCGCCATGCTCTTCTGGAAGTCGTGGGAGCACGAGTTTGTTGAACTGCTCGCCGGAGTCTTCATTCTCATCGATGATGACATCTGCTTCGAATGAGGCGCCGTAGAGATCTTCCTCGTTGAATCCTGTGGCCTCGAAAGGAACTCCGGTCATTATAAGGTAGCGTTTCATCTGCAAGACGAGCAATCGTGCCGTTTCAGGCTCGTCATCTTCCATCGGATGACTCATCCAGTGCATGATAGCATTCGCGTCCTCGTAGCGTTCATCTTCTACGTTATGCCGAATGCGGGTGATAGTCCGGCCGTTTTTTTCGGACTCGTAGGTATGAACATCCTCCACTACGAGGTTGGTTTTCGTCTCTGGGAGTAGTTCGGGTTCTTTGGCATCTCCCAGGCCTTCGATTTGCATGAAAGTCATTAGTGTATTCTCCTAGGGGGCACGCCCCTACATGGGTGGGGAAGAAAACTATTCTGGGACGTTTGTTTTCTTCACAGTTTTCTCTACTGTAAAAGCAGAGATAAGTTCAGCAACGTAATGAGTATTACCCGTTGTTTTGACACTATCTTGTGCCATAGCCTGAGCAGCGTCGAGAGAAGCGTATTTAGCACGTTCTACTTCTTCGCCCTCCAGTACGATGTATTTTCTACCTGCGGAGTCAACCATTAGATTCTCCCGAATGATATAAGCTTTTCTGAATCAACGAATATAGTCCCTGCCCTTCAAGAGGCTTGCTAAAGTCGATGTTAATGTTCTCTTTATAGTCTAGCCCTCGAAGAGTAGTACGAATCAACGGCGTGAGGCGGTCAGGCTTAGTTTGGACTATGTAGTCTACCGTGCCTCTAGTATCCGCCGCGGCCTCGAAGAATAGAATCTCTGAGAACAGCAGAGGGAGCTTTGCTTTGAGCTTCCCTGTGAGAATAGGGGTTTGGAACACTCGAGAAGTGATATCGTCCTTAGTAATTTCCACATGCCCGGTGAAGAAAAGATTCTTCCCAAGCGCACATGCAGCTCGGACGATACTTGTAAAGGTTACCATCTGTGGACCGTAATCGTCCTGATTAGGCCATTGTCCGGGCCGTCCGTTGATGGTGAGTACTCTATCCATAATGATATCGAGGAAAGTTGTAGCAGAATCGAATAGGATAGAATCGTAGTGGTCGAAGAATCCATTTTCCAAAGAGGTTTCGAAATGCTCTTCCCAAAATCGATAGGTTTCCGAGCCTTTAGAGGAGACGATAGGTTTATCTCCTTTAGCCTCCCTGCTAGAAGAGCCTTTCTTCTTTGCTAAGGACTTCACCGCGAAGGTCTGTACATCAGGAAGGAATTCTTCATAATCTATATTGTGCCCGCGCAAGGTTCGGATAGCATTGGGATCGAATAGGTATGCGAATTTCTTCCCGGGCATTGTTAGGAAGTTGGTAGTCTTTCCTGCACCGGTATAGCCTAAAGCGAACACCAGCCAGGTATGTGGGGTTTCAATCTTCGCTGCGTTTGGCATGTGGGTGAATCTCCTTACGAGCTGGCATTCTATGAACTGCTAACATAGCTCGACGAATTCCTTCGTTGATTAGTGTTCTAGCTACATCCCCGCGGTCTCGACCATAAAGTCCAGTTTCTGCGAGATTGTCTAAGAGCTGAATTGTTTTTGTTGAGAGAGAAAACCTTAGTGCTTCCGTTGGGTACCAAGTCCTACCAGACATGAGAATTCTCCTTATCCGCGGGCTATAGACACAACTACAACCGTTTCTGTTGGACAATCATCTCTTTTGAAATAGAGCTTGTTACCTCCCTCCTGCCTATTTACGCGAATTAGAGTGAGCTCGATAGGAGTTTCTCCATCTAAACCTAGTCCGAAGACGTGTCCAAGAGAGCTGCTCCAATGAGTGTATTGGTCATCAAGAAGAATTGTTTGTAAAGAACGCATTTCTTATTCCTCCGGTTTGATTCCAATCTTTTCTAGCTGCAATACATCGAAGGGGCTCCATTTCTCCTCAATGTATCCCAAAGGAGGTTCAACCAATAATTCAGGATTAGGATTAAACCTGCAAATGTCTCGATAAGCGCAGACTTGCATATACTTCCCTGCGCAAGACTCTGTGTTCTTGGGAAAAGCGCGGAGGAATTTGCTCTTTTCTCCTTCTTTTAGAAATAGATTTGATTCGACTTCTGTCTTTAGATTGGTATCATTCTCCTCGATTTGCTGGATATAGTATAATGTCTCATTCAACCAGGCGTCGAGTTGCTCGAGGAGGCGGTCACAAGGAATGAACTTGAACTTATCGTGGACGGTCTTATGAACTAAAGCGCCATCCACAAGGATGCCTCGTGCATTCTCATAGTTCATATTCAACTGATGGTTATATCCATCAACTTGGGAATTCGGTGAGAAGGATTCTGTCCATTCAGAACGGAAGCCCCCATCTTTCTTGTACCATGCGGTAGTTTTGTGCTCGATTCCCCAGACACCGGCGCGGAGTCCCAGGAGGGGACGAGATAATCCTATAACCTTGTCAGTCCTTCCGATAGCAAGTGGGGCGGAGGGGCTGGTGTCCGTGGTGAGGGGGACCGCAAATGGAGCTTCGATGGCGAGGATCTCTACATTGCGGATGAAATCTCCTCGGTGCTTAATATACTGGAGAATCATTTCTGCTGCGATGCCGGGAGTACGAGGAGAATAGCGCGCGGTATCATCAAGAGTCCAATCAGCGAATCCAGGAAATCCGTTCTCGGTCCATTTCTTATCGAAAGCTATCAAGGCAAGTTGGGCTACTTCGTCGTCGGGCTTCCCCGCGTTGAGATGTAACCACACCTGGTCCATAGCCTCATGCCAAGCGGAGCCGAATACAAGAGGAATAGCCGTACCTTCGCGGCGCCAGTGTCTGCGATGGCGAAAATAGAACAGACGCAAGCAAGTTTTAGCTGCGGCGAGACGAGTATTGTCGTAGAGTTTAGGCATGAGGGGAATCTCCGAGTTCTCCCATGTGTGTTTCAGCAGCAACGCGGTTTTTAGCTTCCAACCCATACCGCAGAAGTGCGTGTTTAACGTAGACAAAAGCTGTAGGAACTGCAAACTCGGTAGCAAAAAATGCGGGAACATCTACTAAAATACGTACAAGATCTTCAAGCTCGGCGCATTGCCCACTGAAGTGTTGATGTAGTTTTAGCGCCCGTTCCGCAGGAGAAACGTTGTACGTATACAAGCTTATAGCAATGGCTACTTCTAAAGGTGAATATTCGTTAGAAGGCAGCAAATCCTCCGAGCGCCGCTCCAACTTAGCGAGGCGTTTCTGCTCTACTGTTTGCTCTAGTTGGGTGTTTGGATCTTCAGTTTTCATGGTTTGCTGCTGCATGGATGCAACGGGCGATGGCGAGAGCTTCTGATTCAGGCTCGAAATCCACATCAAACAGGTGTTTTCCATCTCGGTCGAGTACCACCCAACCAACCGATATTGAGTCTCCGTAACAACGAAACCGATAGCCCTCAGTCCGTAACTTCGCCATCGCTGCGTGTAGGGCGTTGAAGTCGAGATGCGGTTTAATTTCATCTGGGAACCACAATTCTTTCTCTCCGGGGAGGGTCCATAAATCCCCCTCGCCCCCAGCACGCCAGCATGCGTCAACAACCTCCAGTACCTTCGCTACCGCAGCATCAAGTCGTTCCTGTTCGTCACTCATCGCTGCTGTTCTCCAATGCGCCGCGAGCTATGCCGCCACTTTCGACGATGCCAGCCCAGTCATCTGGCCCACAGAGCCAATTTTGCGGCTCGCCGCTAACAGTGTCCCATTCTTCCCAGGGGGTGCCGTCGCCAGAAAGATGATTTTGCTCTGCATAGAATTGTAAAGCCTCGACCAGCTTCTCGTTGCGAGCGCGGAGTTGGTTATATTTGCGCTGCAACTCCTCAACAATACGCACGTCTACAAAATCATTGCAGCCCACCTACTCGCACTCCGGAATGTTCATCTTCGCGTTTCGATATTTTCTTCAGGAAAAAAGAGAGAGGAGAAACACCTTTGATGGTATGCTTCCCCTCTCCCAGTGGGAGGAGGATAGAAGGGCCAAAGCCGCAACCTCCATGTTGGGCTTCTGCCTCGCCTTTGGCCCTAATTCTCTTTTTACGCTGCTGCCAGTTCCGCTGCGGCCTCCTTCAGCAAAGCTGCACGCTCGTCGGGAGAAATCTTCTCCAGCAATGCGGCGAGCTTGTCCTTCGGAGACTTCCGTGCCCTTGCAGCCATTCCCGGCTTCCATCCAGCGACCAGTTCGCGGAGTTCTACATCCGATTTGGCATCGGCGGTTTTCTTCCCTTCCTTGTCGAAGGTATCGACCATGTGCCGGCGGAGTAGAGCCTGCAAGTTGATACGAATGTTCGCTTGCGCCTGCGAATAGACAATGGCTTCCCCGAACTTGGAAGTCATATCCTGCAGGTTGGCGCCGTAGTTGAAGGATACCGTGAGTTCGCGGCCTGAATCGGGAGTCTTTGCGGTTACGTCCTCGATTCCGGTGGGGTTAGAAGCAACTTCGGGTGCTTCCTCTTTCTTTGCCATGAGAAATTCTCCTTGTGGCGTGGTGAAATGATAGAGTTTTCGGACGGATATTCTATTGACCAAAGGTTGGTCAAAAGCCTGTCTCCATCCACCAGGGCATTGTGACATACAAACGGGTAGTTGTCAAGCCCAATTATCCTTCTGGGTAAAGTCCCATGAATAGGAGAAGGGCAATTGCTAGGAAGAATATTCCAAAGGCGATTAGCTCCATCGTAGCAGGGAGGAATACAAGAAATATCCAGCTTACTATTTTGAAGAACCATTCAAGTAAGAAGAACATTAGGAAACCTCCTTAGGAGGAGCTGATCGATCTAGCAATAGTTCAATGTAGGGCTTAAACTTCTCGTATGTGCTCGATACAAGGTTCAAACAAGCTTCATCGCCCCAATGACTAGCAGGGTAGATAGCATAGACTACCTCAACAGCTTTTTTTAGTATAGGGTCGTTAGAAGAAGCTACCTTTTCAATAAGAACATCCTTTGGACTAGCTTCTTGAAGTTGGTCGAAAGGGATGCTGTCTACTCCGCGCCAGGGAGGATTCTCCAAATCTATCGGTTCGGGTTCAGGAGGAGGTACTTCCTGCGGCGCAGGGATAGAGTTGGGAGTCTCATAGTCTGTTGCTTGAGAAAGCAAGGTGGCTACAGGGACTCCTGGCTCAATATTTGAGTTTAGGACTTGCTGGAGGGATTCTCGAAGATTTCCTTTTTGAGGAGTAGCTCCATTAGGAGTTTTAATAAATCTTTCATCCAAATACTCCGTGGGATTCTCAATTCCTTCCGCGGGGACACATCCTTCCTGGTAGAGAAATGTAGTTAAGGTTTGCATCGAAAGTTCAACTACATCGGAGGGAGAGCGTCCTTGCATCTCCACTCCATTCTCTTCTAGGAAGAATACACACGCGGCGAGGATAGAATCTTCAAGAGTGCATGTGATTCTTCGCGTGGGCATGATAGCTATTTCTCCGCGATTGATACTTCGATGAGTGGCGTGAATACTCCTCCTGGAAAAGCGGCTTTACGGATGTATAAAGTTCCGAGTATGGCACCGTCAGCAATGGTTTTCACCGAGCCGTCATACGCGAGTTCTTGATATCGTACGGCTCCTTTGGTTTCCTTTTCAAGTTTCATTTCGAGTTTTAGCATGAGAACTATTCTCCTTCCTTTTGTAAATTAAACATCTCCAGTACGGTTTGCCTTTCTTCCTCATCCAGTTCCGCTAGCATCCTACGTACTTTAGCAAATTGCTTATCCTCTTTGTACTTCCTCGGCGGAGGAGCAATTCCTTCTGCTATTGCAGCGGCTTCTTCTTCAGTGAACCTGGAAAGGAATTTCTTTGCATCGAAAGATTCGTGGAAATAGTTTAACTCGCCCGTCTCAGAATTGGGAACTCCTTCTCGGTTCCAGCATAGTCCGGAGTGGATACGTTTAGAATATTCCTCTCGAAAGTGTTGAAGTATATGGGGAGTCATTGGAAGGTCCTCCTATTCTAACCACCCGGCTTTGAATAGTTCTATCAAATCCCCCTCGTCGTGTTTCTGTGATTCTCGAATCCAGGCACGAAGGACAGCAACAGCTTTCTTTTTATTCAATTCATTTGCAGTGTATCGTCTACGAAGTTTATCCATTACAGGACGAGTTTCTGATAGTGTTAACATGGGGGAATTTCCTCCTTTTGTTGCTGCTCGCGTTCCTTTTCCTGTGTAGCTTTTCTTCCTTTCCTCAATGCCTCGAATACGTCGAAGCATAGGTGAAGTTCCCACTGGACCTTGCATAGTTCCAGCAGGTTGGATTCCTGTCCTTTTTTGCACAGGTTGTCTGGAACTTGATGTATAGTTCCATGTGGGTCAACTAAGCGGGAGATAGCTTCCTGCGGATTGGAGTATACTCCAAGGGATATCCCATAAGGGATGTGTTCTCGTAAAATAGTTTTCATTCTAGTATCTAGCCTCCGTATCTGGTTTCCATGTTTAGAAGCATATTTTCAATCTCGTGGCCTTTGCCTGAAGTAGCAACTCGAATTCTACTTTTCTCATACAACTGGAGTGCGCGAGATTCTTTCTTACACTTGTTAATTGAAGGAAAGGACTGAACCATGATTTCCTTCTTAACTAGATTAGTCCCGAAGGAATACAGCATATTTCTATGTCGAACGTAGTTAGTCATGTTGGGGATTCTCCTCTTTCCTCTCCTTGTACTTCTTCATATCGTGTAAGCATGTAGCGAACGTCGTGAAGAACGCTGGCTGAGAATTCTTCAGAAGCGAAATCTTTTGGACACCCATCTAATCCTATATCAGCACAAACTAGAAGCAAGTATGCTGATTCATCTTCAAAAGCAAAGTCAGGACCATTGTCGTCTATTCCTATTGTGATAGTAATTTTAGGCATGGGATGTTCTCCTTTCCGAATTCAATATAGAATATAGCACTATCATTATGGCATAATTTGCACTCCTTTGCAAGCGATATTCCATTCCTATGTGAGCACATTCCTGCACTTGCGGCAGGAGTAGGAATTTCCCCGCTTAATCCTATTATGTATCGTAGTACTAACTTGTACGCCTTCTTGGCAAGCGCACTTATATAGATGGCGCTTTTGCCTAGTCCTAGGGGTTCTAGCTATCTTGTAGTTATGACATCTATTAGCAGGCGCTTTGAGGATATACATAACATCTTGCCAAGCGCGCCCATGAGGTTGTTCCTTCGGGCCACAGATTTGACGTACAATACTATGGGCTACTTCATGCGGAACTGTAGTTGCGAGAAAATCTTCATAGTTTTCTAAGAACAACTGAAGACTAAATCTTATATCGTCTCCGTCCCTAGTAGCATCCCCCGCGATAGCTCCAGACGAAAATAGGGAAACCTTAGGAACTTTCAATGTGTATTTATCTAAGCTTCCCTGGGCTAGTTCTATCAATTCTACTACGCGAGTATGTAGGATAGTTTCCAAACCTTTAATAGTAATTTCAGGAGATTTTGTAAAAGACTTTTCCAAAGCAATTTCCTCCCAGAGTGGTATTTGCATAGAATTAGTGCCCTATTCCCTCAAGTGGAATTACTGCTTCGTCATCGTCAGCAATAAGAAGTAAGATATTTCCTACTTGATTAGTTTTCCATATCTCCGTAAGTGTAACAGCACGCGCCTCTTTTCCTGATGTGGTATCAAAAGTATCATAGCCAATCATTACTTGGTCGTTTGGCTCTAGTTTTTCCTGCTCGATAAAATCGAGAAGTTCGTATAAGAACATTGAAGAATACTCCTAATTTGCTTATTCCAATATAGAATTTAGCATTATTATTTTACCACGATGGGCACTTCTATGCAAGCGATATTTTCATAGGAACATAGCCTAGCCACCTTTTGACCGAACCTTGGTCAATAGGGATTGCACTGCCCTAGCTACCCCCGCCGCGTCTTCCTCACGTATGTTATACCCTTCCCGCCGCTCGGTTATCATTTGATGCGCGCCCTGAATATCACCCCCAGCAAGCTTAGCTACTATTTCTCTCCCACGTGTTTTGTTCCTATAATCTACCCTCCACTTGTGTTTGTTCCAAAGAACCTCCAACTCCTCTTCCGTGCTTGTACCTACTTCCCGTGCAATCTTCTCCGCCAATCCCCAGTTTGCGTAATCATCGAATACATCGTCGGGATCTATCCCTCGTGCTATCACATCTCGCTTCCATGTAGGTAATGTGATTTTCAATCTAGGTGGCGCTCGCCGTTGTTTATTCACATACATGACGCAGGCGCGAAAAAAGGCATTTATCTTCTTTCTAGAATTTTGACGTACTGTCCTAGGCATGGTATTTCTCCTTAATGGTATTTCTTCTATTCCTCCGGCCCGTCGCTATAGTTCGTCCATTCCTCCATATATTATACACGATCTTCCGCCCAAATGCAAGGAAGGAATTGCTATAATTCTCCATTCCTATATTCCACATTCCATGTTGCTACATCGTGGGAGTACCATATATTTGTTGTACTATAGACCTATTGTAGGAGAGTCCCCCCCAAGTTTTTTCTGGTCTTCTATATAAAAAAAAAAAAAAAAAAAAAAAAAAAAAAAAAAAGAAAGAGAAGAAAGAATTAACACTTATCAACTCTCAACTACAAATATAGGCTAATTACCTATAAATATATGATATAGATACAATTAATATGTGGTACTCCCTAGATGGAGGTATGTGGAAAATGGAATGTAGTAATGTGGAAACTATATTATATGGGGAGGGGAGGACTATGGGCAAAAAAAGACCCCCTTTCGGGGGTCGAATTGTGGGGGTTCGGTTATTTTGCGTTGTATGCGGCCATTGCAATGTCCCTTTGCTCGGGGGTCATTTGGGCGAGAACATTCGCGACATCCGTGGGGGTAGGTGGCTTTTTCACTCGGGGCTTACGCTTTTTCGAAAGCATATCCGTCACCTTTATGGTCCGAGTGAGAAGTTTTTTTCGCTCGGTGGGAGTGGCTTTCCGATAATCGCCTTGTTCGTCAATGACCAATGATCTGACCGCCGGGCCGAACAATTGTTCCCGAGTACATCCGGTGAAATCGAACGTCCTTTTAAATTCGCTGGCCGCGGTAGCGGTTTCGTCGATTTTCACGCTACGGATTGCGACTGCAATTTCACCGGTGATTGTCGTGGTCTTTTTGATAGCCATGATAATTCCTCACAGTAAAAATCCATACGCGGGGGTATCCCGCGATGGTATCAAATCGAATTGTTAAAGAGCGGTCCTGGCATCGCGGGGATATACCCGCGGGCTGGCAAATACAGGACTAGACACCATACGAACATACCCCAGCCTGATGTTCAACGTACATTTTCTAATGCGAGGCATTACGAATACTAATCCGAATTCATGCAATTGCCGTGCCGAACATGGGATACTGTTCTTCTGTACAGTGCTGTCCTTCCATCCAGTAGCCTGGTAGTGCACTGCACCATGCCCGGACTGGGCAATGTAGATGATTCCCATTCGCATTAGGCACGGGCCGCCTCCCCCCAAGGGCGATGGCCTGTGGGATGTTGGGCTCTCCTTTCTATCCTCTCTCTATATCTCTCCTACTCAATCCCAATAGAAACATTGACCACACATAGAAGCATTGACCAACATTTGGTCAAAAGGATATTCCCGGCGGGAAGGACATTCCTCCCGGAGGACATTCTAATGATGCTAGTTGATTGGATACGTATCTACCTTGCTTTCATCATTTGAGACGCGATATAATTTCATGTACTATGGAGAAGTCGTCTATATTGAAGCTATGGAATTGTCCCCAAGCGAGGGCGATTGCTTCTCGAGCAAGTGCAGTGCTGAAAGGAGCAAGCACCGCGCAAGAATCGAATCAGAAGGACTCGGCCGTCAGCACTTCCGAGGTTGCCGACCGGAGCCTTCGATCCCGTGAACGGCGGGTTTCCGTTCAATCGGAGGATTCTTCTCGGAATGTGGGCTGAGGGGAATCCTCCACCTTCTCGAGTATATCAATACTTCCTATCCTATGCTTTGTCTCATTGACCTTCACCAACTCGAATTCATAGATCGCACACTTCGTGCTATATTGTATGAAGTGCAAGAACACTATGGTATGCCTTTTGTGATTACGAGTCTATATCGGATTGATTCTCCTGGGGTGCATGGGACGTTGCCTTTGCGCGGAATCGACGTGCGGTGCAGGGAAAAAGAACTTGCGGTGCCTATAGTTGAGTTCGTAAACTCTCGATGGCAGTACGATCCTGACAGGCCAAAGCGTCTTTGCTGTATGGCTCACGATACAGGGCAGGGCTTTCATCTGCATTTTCAAGTCCATCCGAATACGAAAAATATCCTTTCTCCCCGCACCGAGGCAGGAGAGCCCCTCTAATGGATCTAGAATATTCTCCTGAGGAATATCTCGAAGAGAAGCGTAACGGTTCGCGCTTGCCGAATGGTGCAATGCCGTTGAAACGTCTCACAGCTAAGCACAAGCAAATCATCTTGATGCACCTTTCCGGCCTAAGCAATAACGAAATAGCACTGGCTTCCGGTCGAACTCCGGTATCCATTTCTAGAATTCTCCACGATCCTCTCGCCGAGCCCGAAATTTCTCGCCTACTCAAGGACACAGAGAAGGAATTTGAGGCGCTGTATCCCAAATCCGTTGAACGTCTCCGTGAAGCAATGGATGCTGAAACCTTAGCAAAAACTCCCGCCTATACTACTCGCTTGAAGGCTGTGGATATCTACTTCCGCGCAAGTGGAAAGTATCAGGATGCGGATACTGGTAAGGAAACCGCCGAGGATGTGATTCAACGCATTCTGCAGAACCCACTTGTCCAGGTGAATATAAACACGAATGTAGGCGAATTGGGAGAGGCAGGAATAGGAAGTTCTCCTACAATTTCTACCCCTTCCCTTTCCAATTCGCCTAGCATTCTCGAAGGAGAACTCTCCGATGGCGATAATCGTCCCGACTAGCGAAACTCTCGGCGCAGGCGTCACGGTATATACCTGGGCTGCTATGGCTAATGGGGATACTGGTACTCCCCTTGTAATGCCTGCATCTGCGGACAAAACAGTTCAAGCCGACGGTAATTTCGGTGTAGGTGGTAGTGTTGCAATGCAAGGGAGCAACAACAATGTTGCCTTCGGCGCTCTTAATGATGCTGACGGTTCGGTCATAGCATTGACTGCCGATACTATCCTTTCTATGGTTAGAGAAAATCCTAAATTTATTCGTCCTGCTGTAACGGCCGGTGATGGTGCTACGGCTCTTGCTGTCGTATTAGTCGTAAAGAGGACTACGTAATGGAAACTTCACAAGCTCTAAATGAACTGCAGAAAGTCCTCCGAACGTATCGTTCTGCCGAGTACTTGGAGGAAGTTCTCAAAACTGCGCTTGCTGCAGAACAACACCAATCTGAACTTAACCTCGCTTGCAAGGAACTAGAACAAAAACATAAGGTTCTTGCTGAGGAAGTCTCTGCGGTTTCTACTTCGTTGGTAGAAGAGAAACAGCAATACGCGAAGTCTTCTGCTACGCTCAAATTAGAATACGAAGTCCTTTCTGCAAAATACCAACAGCAAGAAGATGCTGCTCACAAAGCTGTGGAGAACGCCCGAAAGGAATATTCCACTAAGGTGGAAGAGTTCGAAGACGATTTCAATCGCAAACGCTTGGAATGTGATGACCTCCTTGCGAGTCTCCATCAAAGAATCTCGAATGCACAAACGCTACTCGAAGATACCCGATCGAAGTTCCGAGACGTAGTAGCGTAGTTTCTACTTAACTCGTTAATGGCTGCCACCATTACAAGAGGACTAGACTTATGTTTACTTCTGTAGATAAAATGGTAACTGCCTTTCTCACAACTGGTGTTGCGTACCTCGTAGGCAGCGGTGCCCTTACCGAAGAACAGGGCCTCTCTCTTGTGGCTGTTCTTACAACTCTCGCAGCGGCTGGAATAAGTGCATTGCTGACGTATCTTGTTCCTAATAAGTCATGAGAGGGCTCTTCCTCTTTGTAATTCTTCTCTTCCTCGTCGGCTGTAGCGATAAGATCGGCATTAAAGGAGAACTCTCCGACGCGACAAAAGCACAACTTACGCCTGCGCACGAGCGATATATTCTCCTCGCAGATATCCAAACCTGGACTGCGGTTGCAAGTGCATACTCGATACGAGACTTCTGTTCTGCAACGGTCGTCGTACGTTGTGCTGAACGAAAAGTTGTTATTGCCCTTGACGAGGTTCTCTCTCGTCTTGCTCCGACTGTAGAGATCCTTCGTGTTACAAACAACGCGAACGAACTTACTACCTATCTTTCCCTTGGGACGACGTTGCTATTGCAACTTCAGGCTGAGCTTGCTCGAGCCCTTGCAAAAGGAGCAGTATCATGATTGCTATGACAGTTGCTGGAACGTTGCAACTTGTAAGTCTCCTTACGAAAGTTGTCTCTGGTATTGCTACCGCAGTTGAACTTAATCAAACAAGTCGATTGCCTGCCTTGCGTGCGCACGCTGCACGGATAGAAGCGATGATTGCTGCTGGGACGGAGCCAGCGCAAGGAGACATCGATCTCCTAGCTGGGCAGATTCAAGGTGATATTGATACCGTTCGTAAGCGTGCGCAAGAAGCCTTAGCCGGCAACTAATAGGCAACTAGTATGCCGGGCCTGCAGCAAACATTGAATGGAAAACTTCCTAATCTTTCCATTCTCATGATTTTTGCAGTTCCTACCATTCTTGCTATAGGTTCTATATTCGTATCTACTTATCGCATCGACGCGAATGCTAGAGAGATAGAAGATAACGGAACCGCTTTATCTACCATTCCACAGATATTCGTACCGCGTACTGAAATTGATGCAAAGTTGCAGACGATTCAAGTTCAGATCGGAGCAATGCAAAATACTCAACGGGAGATTCGAGATACTCAAAAGGAAATTCGAATACAAAGCGCAAGGGAGACTTCAGAAATCCTTCAAGAATTGCGCCGTCTGGAAGGACCTAATCCGTGAAATATGATAACGATAAGAAAGCGCACTTCTGGCAATTGCTTACAACGCGTTCAATGTCAATATTGTAAGAAGTGCCAAGTCCTTCGGGTGAATGCTAGAGGAAGGATTTATGTCCTTCTTCCCGGGGGGAGATTCTCTAAAGGAACATTAGGACGAACAACGAAGGGTGAGAGGTTTAAGGAAGGAAAAGACCTTCTCAAAGCTAATACGAAGCAACTAGAAAAAACTAAGCCTCAATATCCTCCGAATCATCCCATCTCAGAAGATTAATACGATCGAGAGAGAAAATATGAAATATTTTGTAAATTCTCTAATTATGTTCTCCATATTTTCTATTTCTGCTTGCATGTCTGTTACGTTTGCTGTCCAAGTGGATGACATTCTCGACGACTGGAGTAAGAAAGGCACGGGCGGCAATATCTCTATCGTCGCTGATCCGGAAGACGAAACGCGACAAGCCTATCGTATGCGCCTTATGACGAGTATGCCCGGTCCAAGATTTCGGTCGGAAGTGAATTCTCGTTTAGAGGATATCGTAGCTACTTCTTACAGCATGAAATTCCGGATCATGTTGATGTCGCACGATCCTACGACGCAAGGGATTTCGCTGACGCAATTCAGTCCAATGTGTTGGGTGCATATTCGGTTGAGGGAAAGAGACGGCTATTACGTTATAAGTGTTTCCGATGTTGATGTCGGCGCTGAAGATGCTTGCGTGCCGCCATCGCGACTCTCTTCGGAAACGGTTATCGATGAGCATACTTTCGGCCCTATCAACTATGACGAGTGGGTGCAGTTCAAACTTCAGGGTATTGCAGACGGCGTTAATTCGTGGGTACGGCTGAAACAATTCGTTCTCGGTGAGTGGATCGTCATCTACGCCTGGACCGGCACGCTGAATCGTGAAACACCGGCTGAGTGGCACTTTGGGATGTATACGGGCGCCAATCCACCGGCGGAGAATTACGAGGCGCATTTTCAGATTCTCGGTTACGACGGGATGGAAAGTTTCTAAAACATGATGCTTTAAGGAAAGTAATGAAATGGCAACCTATGCTTCATTAACCGCAGAGCAGAAAGACATTCTCGGCGCTTTGACGACTCAACTTCGCGCTTTTGCTGGCGAGTTTGCAAAAACGAACACGAAGGCAACTGTATTGGTGGATGACTGGAATGCTCAGGTCTCGGCGATTGTCGCGTCTCTTGATGTAGGCGAGATAATCCCAAATCTCTCAGGGCTTGCCGGGGCCGCCAACGTGACGAAAGAAGAACTGACAACGCTCGTCGCAACACAACTTGTCAATTTGCTTGCGACGTACAACACAGACAGCGCACGCGAATTGTATGTCAAGCTGGCCGGTCCAGGCAATATCATCTAGACACTCATGGGCGCGTTCAGTCACATCTATGTCGATCCGGCTATCGCGGCGGATAGTGGCGAAGGGAATCAGCCGCTCAATATAACTTTCGTTAATGCGAGTTATGACCATACCGGAAATGGTGAGGGCGAACGTCATCTTTCGTTAACTGCTGCATTCGCCAGCTACACATTCACTGCGGGCGATCTCTTTTTCCTACAAAACGCTGTCGGTGGTGTTGCTGATGGACTCTATGAGGTTGCTAGTAGAGTAGATGATGATGCCATTCTGCTTGCAGCAGATGCGGGCTTGACCGCAGACTCAACGTCAGATGTAGATTCTGGATCGCCTTTCGGTGACGTTGAGTATGCTGTAGAGCAGACGACCTTTGACACAACCAATGGCACGCAGGTCAACATCAAAGCCGGTACGGATGAAGTGCTGGCGGCGGAGCTGTCTGTTGCAATGGCAAACACTGGCACGACTGCTGCGTGGGCACCGACTGAAGCCGCGCCTTGTGTCTTTCGTGGATATACCACGAAGATAGATGATGGCGGTATCGGTGGACTTTCTGGCGGCGGTTCGGTTTCAGTCTATAACGACGCCACATTCGATTACGTTTCGTTTATCGACTTACATTGTCACAACACAGGCTCCAACAGAATCTTTGGATTTGATAATCATTGCGCAGTTATTAATTGCGAACTAGACAATACGACGAGCCTAGGAATCGATGCTGATAGCAATTTTATCCTTAATAATAGCTATATACATAATTGTGGAAGCGTAGGCGTCCAATGTAATAGTGGATCAATTCGCCATAATTTCTTTGAGAATGGAGTGAATGATTTCATTGCAGCTATTGTGGGTGTATCCACAGTACCCATGTTTATTGCGAATAACATTATTAAGATCGACGGTGCCAGTGATGGAATCTCTTTGCTGGATGGTGCCTGTTGCGTTAACAACTCTGTCTGGTCGAACGCCGGAACAGGACAAGGAATTCAAGTCACCGGAGAGCGAACTGGCATTACAGTCGCAAACAATATTGTAGAGGGGTTTAGCGGTACAGGAGGAGAAGGGTTTAATTTCGGTGTAACAGGGGGGAGATTAACTTGGTTTGACGGCAACGCCGCATTTAACAACGCAACAAACTATGACAACCCCCAAGACAAGACAATCTTCGGTTTGAGCGACAACGAAGTTCTTTCAGCGAGTGCTTTCACCGACGCTGCCAACGGTGATTTTAATCCAGTTGCAGGCGGGAATGTCAAAGAAGGCTCACTCCCGAGTGAATTCGGCATGGGGCAATAATGGCAAATACCTATAAACGCTGGAAGGGCGCTGTCGAGCCGGCCGAGACGAGTCCTTCAGGTAATGCCTTTGAGCGATGGAAGGGCGCTGTAGAGCCTGTAGGGGCAGCTCCTGCTGGTGGCCGTGTCATGTCAAGTCTAGCAAGACATGGCGGACTGGTTGGTAAAGGTGGAATAGCTGGTGTCTCTGGAGGATTAGCGGGATGAGTTCAGGAATTGATTATCCATTAGAAGAGACAGTTCACTTACTCTTTACTACTCGTGCGTTCGCTACAGGCATCCCCGGTACGTTGTCTGCGGCGACTGTTGCTGTTTACGAGGATGGCACTGCGACTCCAATCATGACCGCGGTTGCTGTAACGGAAGACCTCAACAGCATTGTCGGACTTAACATGGTACCTATTGTTGCGACGACTGGTAATGGATTCAATGCAGGAGCTAGCTACCACGTAGTAATCGAAGCAGGCACCGTAGATAGCGTTTCAGTCGTAGGGGAGGTTGTCGGTAGTTTCTCTATTGGACGTTCCACAGCCGCAGTCGATTTGGCTAACGCCACTGACGGTCTGGGAGCGTTGAAAACTCTTATTGACACAGTTAACACAGATTTGTCCAATGGTACGGACGGTCTCGGCGCACTCAAGACTTTAATCGACACAGTTAATACTGATCTATCCAATGCCACAGACGGATTAGGAGCACTCAAAACGCTGATTGATGCGGTAAAGGCTGAGACCGCGCTTATCGTAGCAGATACGAACGAGTTGCAAGTAGATGACGTTCCGGGCTTGATTGCCGCGTTGAATGACATTGCAACTTCTGATGTTCTCACGCAAGTGAACGCGGCGCTAGATACTGCCATTTCAGAACTCGGCGTCGCAGCACCAACGGCAACTCCGACCTTGCGCACAGGGTTGATGCTGCTCTACATGGCGCTTCGGAATAAGACGATTGTACAAACCTCAGGGACGGACGCTCTCGAAATCCATAATGATGCCGGAACAAAAATTGCTGCCAAGCTCCTAACAGACGACGGATCGGATTACACTGAAGCAGAGATGGCTTAATGGCTATTGATAATAAAGAGAAACGTGCTGCCGTCCTTGGTGTTGCTAGACCTTGGATGCGCGATAAGTTTCCTAGGGCGGCCTCAGATGAAGAATGGCGTATCTCCAGTGGTAACGCATACGGAGGTAATGCCCTCGCTCCTGCCGTTACTGGTCGGATTATGAGTAGTCTTGTCAATGCTGGCGGTCTTGTTGGACTTGGAGGCTTGGCTGGTACTGGTGGAGGACTCGCCGGATGAGTGGCGACTATCAATTGGAAGATACTTTATACTTCCCGTTTACCACCAGGCAATTCTCCGATGGTGTTCCAACGGTATTAAGCGGTGGTGTAGTTGAGATATACGAAGATGATTCAGTAACACAAATTACTGTTGCTGAGACGTTATCGACTCCAGACAGCATCGCTGGGTTTAATATGCTTAAGGTTGTTGCAACGGCAGCAAACGGCTTCGGTGCAGGGCAAAGCTACTCAGCTATTCTCACTGCTGGAACTGTTGGCGGCGTTTCGGTCATTGGCGAAATGGTAGCGCATTTTACTCTAGACAAAAGCGCCGCTGCGAAGGATCTAGCAAATGCTACGGACGGACTTGGCGCGTTAAGAACACTTGCTCTTGATATTCCGACTGTTGCCGAATTCAACGCTCGGACTCTTGTCGCCGCTTCCTACTTCGATCCTGTGGCGGATGCTGTTGCTAATGTTACAACCGTAGCGACGACGACAACGAACACCGATATGCGTGGTACCGATAGTGCGCTAACGGACAAAGCAGGATTCTCCCTCTCTACGCCAGGAATCCTTGCTATCTGGCATCAAGCGTTAGCAGCAATCGTTACTGCGAGTTCTATTGGTAAGCTCATAAAAGACGAGATAACCGCCGTACGAATGGCGACGCTAACTGATTGGATTAATGGCGGGCGGTTGGACAACATCCTTGATGCAAGAATGGCCGAGGCTAGTATTGCCACAACTGGTGGCGCGGTTGATACTGTAACGACCAATACTGATATGCGAGGGACGGATTCTGCCGCGCTCGCCTCTGTCTGCACAGAACCTCGGCTTGCTGAACTCGATGCTGCGAATCTCCCAACTGATGTAGCTGCGAATGCTACTCCTGCGGAAGTTCTCACTCAAGTGAATGCTGCGCTAGATACTGCTATCGCTGAACTCGCTCAGGCGGCGCCGTCAGCAACCCCCACATTAAGAACTGGCCTTATGCTTCTCTATATGGCTCTGCGAAATCGTCTGGACGTAAACACTTCTGGGGCACCAGACGTCTTAAATATCTACAACAATGCTGGGACTGTCATTGCAAAGAAACAACTCACAGATGACGGAAGTGATTACAGCGAAGTTGAAATGGAGACCGGTCCGTAATGGCACTTGACAATGCTATAAAGCGCGCTTCTGTTTCAGGTGCTGGCCGCCCGTATTTGCGAACAATAGTTCCTCTTGCTGGTAAGCCTGAACGCTGGAGACATATGGTGGGAAATACCTACGCCGCATTTAATTTCGGAGAAGTTGTAATAGTATCAGCAAAATGGTATCCTTTCCAATGCAACCTCCGCAGAAGGCATACCTAATTCATCCTATTGACCAACATTTGGTCAAACGATTCTTCCCCCATGCCTACTAAAGAACGCCTTATAGTTGAATCCATGTTCTCTATTCCGGACAAAGCCGGTTTGGATGTTCCTTTCGCATTGAATGAAGTCCAAGCTACATTGGATGCAAACCTCACCGGGCGGGATATTATTCCTAAGATGCGTCAGCCAGGAGTATCGAGCTATTTCCTTGGTCGATATACCGCTGCTTGCTTGGCTCAACGCAACGTGCGCGCTGTAGTAATTTCTCATGAATCCAACGCTACCGAACGTCTCCTTATGCGGGTGCGGTATTTTCTCGAGAACATCCGCGGACCTTCCGCGGTTATAAAGAACATGTCTCGGAACGAGATTACCTTCCCAAAGACCAATAGCATGTTCTACATCGGAACAGCTGGTGCAAAGACCTTTGGGCGTGGTGATACTATAACACACCTGCACTGTTCAGAAGTTGCCTTCTGGCCAAACGCTCGAGATCTCATGGCCGGACTTCTTCAAGCAGTTCCTCGTCAAGGAGAGATTGCTCTCGAGTCTACTGGGAACGGCAAAGGAAATTACTATCACCAGCGCACGATGAATTCGATTAAAGGCCGTTCCAAGTATCGAGTGCATTTCTTCGGTTGGCTGTTCACCGACGAATATCGCTATGACCTAACGAACAAGGAAGAAGCACAATTCCTAGCCCATTTGGATATAGACCTTGAAGAAGATCAACTTATTAAAATCGAAGGTATCGATGCAGGACGCCTTGCTTGGCGCCGGGACAAGCTGGAGGAACTAGAGTTCGATTTGCGCTTATTCAAACAAGAATACCCACTAACTCTCGATGACTGCTTCCAGGGAACTGGTGCTGGTATATTCTATAAAGTTCGATATCTCCCCACAGATGCTTGGACTAGAATAGACAACTCTCTCTGGATGCTGGCGGACGAACCCAAGATAGGCCACCGCTATGCAATAGGCGCGGATGTTTCTGGTGGTCTCGGCGGAGACGCAGACTATTCCGTTGCGTGTGTTATGGATATAGATTCCTGCGAACAAGTTGCTGAGTGGGCTTCTAACAAAGTAGAACCTGATAAGTTCGGTAGTGAGGTCCTTCCGACGCTCGGGAAGCAGTTCAACAATGCCTACATTGGAGTGGAATCTAACAATCATGGTATTCTTACTCTGGCCAAGCTCAATGAGAGTTATCCCTCATACCTCATACATAGATCCTCCACAACGGCAAAGAAAGGTGAAGAGTTTAATCGTCTTGCTCAGCTCGGTTTCCGTACTACTTCTCGGAGCAAACCTTATCTTATTGGTAACCTTCGTATGGCACTTGCTAGTTATTTTACCATCCATTCGATGTTATTGAGAGACGAACTGGACTCGTTTGTTGAGAAAGAAGGTGGTAAGCTCGAAGCTCAGGATGGTTGCCACGATGACAGAGTTATCGCTTCTGCAATGGCCGAGCACGTGCGAGGACCTGCGGCGATGATCTTAGGCGAAAAGAAAGGATCGCCTGGCCTCACCCAGCAACATGATCCTTTCTCCTTGGAAGGAATCCTCACTCCCCTTCGAGAGCGCCAAAGTTCATTTCCAATTTCCTCGCACGCTGCTTCGGCCTCCATTGAACCAGATTTCGAGGACTTGTATGATAGTTCTTCAATAGCAGAACTTATACATACGCTTCAGTAGAATATAGTGAAAATTCTGTTCTTAAGTTCCCAAGGAGATGGAATCTCCCTCGCACAGCGGATGGCTTCTGAGGGCCACTCCGTAC